ATGGATACTTTTGAAAAGGGCTCAGACCTGCTGTCAAAGCGAATCATTGCTGTAACTGGATTGATTTTGGCACTTGGTAGTATTGGTCTTAGCCCTATTGCTGTCGTGCCTATCTGTTTAGTTATGGTCTTCTTGCTTCGCAAGTAACGGCGTAACAAGCCCGGCCCGGCGTAAGCCGGGCCACCCTTCATTATCTTCTTTCTTATTGAGGTCGCTAAATATGTCATCGAAATATGAAGAGTTAGAAAAAGCGCTTAATGAATTATCAACTGATGGACTAAATCTCTACTTATCGATGGTAGATGAATGTGGGAGCCTCAGCCCAGAACTTCAAAAAAAACTAAAAGAAGATAATATCAAACTCAATCCATTTAAAAACAATTATCAAAAGTGGTATACATCAGCTGCACGTGTAATCGAACAAATAATACCTGAGAGACTTGCTGAATTTAACAAGTTATATTGCGATCCAAAACGAAAAGAAGTTGATTTTATAAACTACTCTATTTACGATTATATTCTTGGACTTACTACCTCAAGAGGTGGAAAAGCAATTTGCGGCCCAAGCAATGCTATTATAAAAATGGAAACACAATATAATATACTTAATTCAGCAAAATTAAAATTCAAATCCAAGCTGTTTGATATCAAGGAAGTATTACAGGCCGATGTGTTCGATAATGAAATAGAAGCAGCAAAAGAACTAAATAAAAAGGGCTTCACAAGGGCCGCAGGTGCGGTTGCTGGGGTAGTCTTAGAAAAGCATTTATCGAACATTTGCAATTTTAGGCAAATTAAAAGTAGAAAAGCTCGTCCTTCCATCGCAGATTTAAGCCAAGCTTTAAAAGAAAAAGATGTCATAGACACTCCCAACTGGAGATTCATACAGCACCTAGCAGATATTCGTAATTTATGTGACCACAGTAAAGAGAGAGAACCGTCAAAAGATGAAGTTTCTGATTTGATCTCAGGTGTCGAGAAAGTAATGAAAACAATCTTTTGAATTTTAATATCCAGGCCCCTCCACTGGGGCCTTTGCCAAATTAAATTTCCATATCAAATTGTAGCAGAACATTTTTTGATTTAATCTCGCCCTTTAATTTAAGACATTTAGAGCCCTTTAAATTCAGCAAGCCGTCGTTTATGGACATCACTCATATCAAATATAAATTCTTCATGCTCAGTCTGAAAGGTGCCAAACGCCATTAACGCTGAAACAGCTGGATCTATTTTGTTAGAGGATTTCTTCTTATTGGGTTTGATATTAGCATTAGCATCAGACTCCATCACCACGTTACCAATCGCCCAGGCAAGAACGGGATCGCCGCGATGGCGAACCACCCTGCGATTAACGAACACCTCAAAAGATTTCGCCACCGGACTGAACTTGAGATAGGTTTGCGGGAACGGCTCCACATCAAGCCCCGCCCCCTGTAGCTGGGTGCGCAGATGCGTGGCGTTCCAGGTATCGAAGCCCACCAGCCTGATATTGAAGATTTCAGCATCGCGCAGGATATCGTCACGAATGCGGTCATAATCGATACAGTCGCCGGGTGTGGTGCGTATCCACCCCGCTTTCACCCACTGGCGGTAGATAGCGCGGTTTTTGTTGGCGACGTCAAGCAACTGCGTTTCCGGCAGATAATGGCGGGTCAGCAGGCGGATCTCCCTGTCGAACGGGAAAGCGTAGCTCACGCTGGTGATATCGCTGGTTGAGGACAGGTCAAATCCTGCGTAGCACTCCATCCCTGCAAGATCCTCTTCGGTATAGTCGAGCGCACAGGCGTCCCATGCACCGGCACCCATCCACGGAGTGGAGCCCTGACACCAGATATTGAAACGTTTGGTCAGCATTTCCACCCACTGCGACGGTATGCCCCGCGCTTTCTGGATGGTGGACTCCAGTTTCGCCGCGTCAACGGACACATGCAGGTTAGGGTTAGCCTTGATCCACATTTCAGGCTGCTCAACCTCGCTTTCGTCGTCCAGCTCGTAGATCAGGACAAACAGCGAATCGTTACTCTCCTCCCCGGCCAGAATCTGGCAGCAGTAGTCATAATGCTGTTTGCAGGCGGAGACAACGTTACTTCCGGCGGTCGTGATGGCGAACAAAATCGCCTCCGGTCGTGCGCCCATCCCCAGCTCAAGCGCGGAATAAACGCCGTTATCGGGGTGAAGGTGGTATTCATCGACAATCGCCAGGCTGGGGTTAGTCCCCTCAATGGTGGCCGCTTTTGCCGCCAGCGGCTTCAACAGGCTGTTGCTCTTTGGATAAATGACCTTGTGCGCCTGAATATTGACGCGCTTTTTTAGCGGTTTTGACAGCAGGCACATCTGGCGGGCATCGTCGAACACGATTCGGGCCTGATCCCGGCTCACCGCCGCCGTGTAGATATCCTGCTGGCCCTTCTCCATTACCAGAAACCAGTTAGCCAGCATGGCGGCTACGGTAGATTTGGCATTCTTGCGCGGCACTTCAATAAAGGCGCTGCTGTACTTCCGGCGGCCTGATTCCCTGACTTTAAATCCCAGCAGGTTAGCAAAGGCAAATTGTTGCCACGGCTCCAGTTCAATAGGCTGGCCGCGTAGCGGTCCTTTGACGTGAGGACAGAGCCGGGAGAACGCAATAAACCGCTCTACGGTCGCCGTATCGAACTCATAACGGGGGTCACTCAGGTCTGAAAAGTACCTTTCCACGGCCTGTTTTACGCGCTTACAGGCCGGAATTTCGCCCGTTTTGATCGCGTTTGCGTACTCATCCCAGACGGTCAAGCTCGTCTTCCTCTTCCGTTTCTACAGGGTTACGGCGGCGGCTTACCGGATCAAAGCCCAGCAGCGACGACATTTTAATCATGATTTTTTCAGCATCGGCCTTTGCACTCAGCGCCGGATTCCGGCTCTCGCCGCCCTGGCTGTTAATAATGCTGAACCCACGGCTGGCAAGGTCTTCCACGGCTTTGCGGTACAACGAATAGTTGACGCAAAAAAGCTCAAGGTTATTCCAGTCGGCGGGAGTCAGATCCCCGCGCTCCGCCAGTTGCTTCGCCTTTGCTTTCCACTGCTGCGCGGCTAGCTCATCAAGGTAAGCTGGCGGTTTTGGTGGTCTTGCCATAAAAATTTCTCGTTTCCATCGCGTTTTATTTTCAAAAAAATTACCGAGCGTAAAAATTTGAGGGGGCGGGTGGTTCCTCGCTGAGAGGGGTTTGTCCTGAAAACCTCCCCCACCCCGTCCATTCGGCCTGTCAGCGGTTGCGAAAGCATTCCATAAGCTCCCGGTCACACTGGCTCATGCGCTTTGCTGCGGGCTTCTTATGCGCTCTCTGTCTGGCTGGTTGCCATGACTCACACTGCTTTATCAGCCCACTAATCAACCGCTGCTGTTCCTGCTCAGTCATTGTTTGCCTCATAGATCCAGTCGGTGCGATGACATGCTGCTTCTTCCTGCTCACGGAACTTACCGGCTTTACGCTGCTGCTTCGTCACCGGGTCTGTTGTGGTTGTCTTCCGTCCATGACAGGCAGCGCATAACGACTGGTGATTACTGGCAGGCCAGAACAGCACATCGGCTTCACCCTCGATAGGGATGATGTGATCGACGATAGTTGCCGATGTATAGACGTCAGCCTTAAGACAATGGACACACAGCGGATTAGCTTTCAGAAAATAACGACGGTATTCGCCCCAGCGGTTGGAGTAACCACGCTCTGTTCGCGTACCTCTTCGGCTGTCGCTTTGTCGGCGGGCATCCCGCTTATGCTCGTCACACTTGCCAGACTTCACCCGTTTATTACATCCCGGCTCAGTGCATCGGCGTAGTGGTTGCCACGGCATCAGTACACCCCCACATCACGATATACAGACCACAACGCAGAGACAGCCATCGGTATCTCTTTGGCGTCAGTATCACCAATCATCGTGCGGTACTCGTACAGCTGAGATACGTACATCAGACAGCCAATCTTGATAGCTGGCGTAAACTCCAGCCCGTTATCAAACCGCTTGCCGATATGCTTCTGGCAAACCTCCAGCGCCGCATCGATGTACGCCTGTATCAGCGTGTCTTCATAATCATCATCAATACGGCAATGCAGCTTTGCTTCTTCCAGACCAATTAAATCATTCATTGAAAATGCCTCCCTTGCACAGCAGCTCAAGCCGGGTGTGATCCACATCAGGAATGACGGCCACAATGCCGTAAACCTGCCCCCGAACATTTGGCGAGCGGTACAAAATGCGGTTTGCGGTGGTGATATCGTCGCGGTAGCGCGTCCAGATTCGTACAGTGGCTTCGGAGTAGAGCGCTCCGGAAGACATACGCTCACGCCCACTTATAGCGCGGATTTCAGCCCAGACGGTGGCAAGGTCAGACCACACAGAGATAACCTGCCCCATCTGATCACGGTGAGATTCTGACTTCTGAAAAGTGACGCGGCGTTTCATCTTTCCGGCTCTCATTCGTCACCGTCCTTGTCGTCCTTACTGACCTTCACTTCCTGCTTCCATGCCTGACTGTATTCGTCGCCACCTTCTCGCGGTGGCATCCCTTCGCGTTCGCGGGCTTCGTTCGGGTTCATGATCCCGTTCTTGATACCGCGCTCATAAGTGGCGTAACGTTCGGTTGGAGTGGCTCGAAGAAGATCGGCAGAGTCGAACTCCACCTGATAACGGATTCCGGGTACAGGCGATGCCACCAGCAACGCGGATTTAATCTGCTGCTCAAAGTTCGCCAGCCACGGGCGCATTGTCATGGTAAGAAAGGCGCGGCTCGCCTCACTAAAATTGCTGTAGGTGCTGTTGCTGTATTCCTGCAGGAAGATGGGAGAAACGTTAAACATGCGGGCAATATCTTCAATGGTGAAGCGACGGGAGGCCAGCCACTCAGCATCCTGATTGCTCATGCCAAGCTGCTTATAGTCCATGCCACCTTCAAGGATCGGCGTTTTCCCGGCGTTTCTGGCACCTTTGTAGCGTTCCAGTGCGTCCAGAGCTTGTTTGCCCTTTAAGCTGTCGAGCCATTCAGCAGTAGTGACCACGCCAGCCGCCATCATGCCATCTTTCATAATGCTGGCACCGTGGCGCTGCTGAGCGAGGCCCAGCCCCAACGCCTCACGGCAGACGGTGATCGGCGAACGCCCCAGAAAGCCATCGTCGGTGGAGTAACGCAGGTGCAGCATCTCTTCCTGCAAGTAGGTGCGCACAGCCCCCGTAAACGGTTCAGTAACGGTGTATTTGTACTTATGCTGGCCGATACGTTCGGGAACAACCGCCCCCGGCGCATACGGATGCAGGGATTGCGGCTGGCCGTCACGGCCCCACTGGATCACCGCATAGGCGTTACCATTCAGCAGGCAGTGGCGCATCATCGTGCGTTTAAACTGGTAAGGCGTCTGGCAGTCGTTAGGCTGTTCGTTCAGGAGAAAATCCACCGGGTGATTGCTCAGCCACTCCCGCGCCTCTCGTCCTTTATCATTTCGTACCCGATAGAGGTAACAGGGCATTGTCGCCACAGCTTCACTGATAACGGAAACAGCATTCATCACCGCCGGCAGAGATTCCGCAGTACCAGCAGACACGTACTCGCCTGATCCGGTATTTGGAATCCCTGCCATCGCCAGAAACTCATCAATGGTCATGCTGCGCTGCTCGAAGGGTTCAGACTTACGGCCAAACGGCCAGATATTCCACATATCAAAGCCCCGCTAACTCAGCCCAGCGGCGACGGTTATCGCCAGCGCGACGCAGTTCAGGATGTTGGGAGAAAAGCGAACGGTGCGCGATTTCCACGCCAGATTCAGGATAAGCAGGCATAGACGTAACTGTAATTTCCCGCAGTTCAGCGGCGGTCACAGTGCGCAGGTATGGAGACTGGCCGATATCCCACGCCTCTTTCAGCGCACGGAAACCAAAACTCATGCCGGAAATATCTCCACGTTCCACCAGCTCCAGCACATCATTCCCAAGCTGAGTATTCGGTGGAGTAAGTTCGAAGCGCAGCCCGGTATCGTCCTCAGACAGCACCAGCGTGCCAGATTTAGTGCGCCCCAGCAGTTGGGTATAGTTATGCTCATACAGCGCACGCACATCACTACCGGATGCCAGGCTATCTTTAAACGCCCCCGGCGCGAACTGCTCACGAAATTCATCCCAGATAACTTCTGACAGGCTGTTCCAGCGCACCGCATAGCCCACCAGCTTTTTGTTGCTGGCGCTTAGTTCAGAGGTTCGGATTTCAAAATCAATTGTTTTCATTATTGGACTCCACAGAGGGTAGAAAGGGGCCGAAGCCCCTCACACGTCGAATCAGGAACCAGCAAGCTCCAGAATCTTGATGGCATTGGAGTCCACCACACCACCGCCCAGGTATTTATCGGTGTGCACCTTGTAGAAACCAGGTTCGGTGATGTTGTCGGGGCGGGTACGCACGCCAGTAGTGTGATCCACGATGAAGTAACCGCGCTTAAAGTCGCCGACCGCCAGGAACGCTTCACCCGCAGCCGCATCAGGCATCGTTTCCAGATACTGAACCGGACGGCCAAGGAGGGTATCAGGGGAATCAGCAACCAGACGATCGCGCCAGATATAATCACCGTTGCCGTTTTTCAGCTTTTGCAACGTAGCGGCGGTGTTGGAGTTCATCACCCATACGGCATTTTTGCGGTATTTGGCTTTCAGCTTGTACAGCAGGTCGATCAGACCATCAGAGGAAACGGCAGCAGCCTCCATCTTCTCCAGCGTGCCGAACGGACGGGTTTTATCGCTGGTGGCCGCACGCGGATAGGACAGGAACCCTTTGGATTTTTTATCACCGTCGCCGTTTACAAAGTCGGTTTCTTCGGTAGCAGTGAAGGTGTCGGTGATTTCGGAAGACAGCCAACCCAGAATATCAACTTCGGAGAAGTCGAGAATTTCCTGAGTGGTTTTCGGGTAGGCGTAGATCGGGTTGAGTTTGATATCAACGCGCTCCATCTTCGATGTGCTGGTTTCGGTACGCGCTTCGCCTTCGGTGCCGCGCTTAACGGTAGTGCCACCCACTGACACCAGCTTCTGGTATTCGTTGGTTTTAGTGGTCTTCACCGTGGCGATGGAGCGCATAACGCTGTCATCCTGCAACTGGCGCATGATCTCTTTGTCCAGCTCAGGGATAACGGTATATCCTCCATCAGCCTGCACCAGCGTGGAGAGTGAGCGGGTATCGCCGGTCATGATGTAGTGGCGCAGTTCATCGTTGCTTACTGGCTCACCTTCAACGGAAGTACCAGGCATATTGCGCTGATCGTCGGCGACTGCTTCAAGACGGGTGATTTCAACTTCAAGCGCATCAGCATGGTCGCGGAGTTCGTCGAACTTTTTGCCCTCTTCTTCGTTAAGGCTGCGCTTTTCGGTGTCGGCTTTGTCCAGCATGGAACGCATCTGGGTTTTGAGAGCGGCTTTCTGCTGGCGTAATTCGAGTAATTTCTTCATGGAGTGGTTTCCGTAACAATTGATGTTGAGACGTGAAACCAGCGATACAAGAGATGCCCACCGGGGTAAGCGGTGCGGCTCAATGTGAAGAACCAAGTGGATCGTGGCGGCTCACGTCTGAGTGCCACTCATTAAGATATACATGAGAATTCAAATTAGAACCCCCTTATGAGCAAGAGGTATGAAGAGGAAGTATTAAGTATAAATAATTTACAAAAGTGTTTTTTTGTTAGATTATTTAACCAGCACAGCGCCTCGTTAGTGGGAATAAAAAGGGAAAAGAATGCTAACTGCAAAAGTGAAGTTTTATAACATCAATAGATGTGGTTATTACAAGTATAGTTCTAAGGTTCCCGATCTGAGCAATACATCAGACGTACTGCTCAAACTGAACGATTGGGCTTCAGATGGAAGGGAGTTCATCAACACAGGCACCTACAAGGCTGAAAAAGACGAAGATATTCTCAATACTTATTTCTGCGGCTTAGCAACAGACAAACGTTACGGAGATCACCTTTTAACACTTTGGGCTGAAGTTCCCAACGACTCAGGTGTAGTCTATGGTATGCCGCCACTAGCGAAACCGGGAAAAGTGGATATGTTAACCACTGGATTCGACATCGATAAAGCTATTCCTGGTTTCCCGTGCTACTTTTGGTTCATTCCTCAATTAAACGTATTTGCTTCTATAAAGTTTGATCATTCATTAATGGGCAAAGGACACCTCGATAACTATTTGAATGGTTACCTCGCTAATAAATCACCATATAGAGTTTTTGATGAGGATAACAAAGTTATTGGTTTTTCCGTAGATGGAAAAAAATCAAATGACTCATCAAAATTAAAACCAAATTTTTATGCAGTAGGGATGAAGTACGATGAAGTTCAAGCTGAGCTCATAAGCAACCTAAGTAAAATAACGAAAATACTTAAAAGGGAAAAAATAACCTACAGAGCTCCAGACGATAGAAAAATAATTGAAAGAGTATTCTCTGGCTTGTTAAAAAATGCCCCAGACAGTACCCAGGAACGAACATTGCTTCATGAGATGGAATTTAAGCCAACTGAGACCGAATTAAAGTCCATTATAAAAAGCTATAATTCCCTTGAAAATACCTCGTCTATCAGGAATGTTGGCTTTAAATATAGTAACGGAAGGGCAATATGGCTTAGCGGTGCTAACGTTTCCTTCGAGATTGAATTGAATGTTAGAAGAAAAGACAATCACATCATCCCCCCAGGAAGGTTACTTTCTGCTATAATAAAGCGCAGGGATGAATTAATAACCAAAATGAAGACTCCACCAACAGGGGGGTGACATGATAAAATACATAGTGTATGCAATTATTGCAGCCTTATTAACCCTTTCATTTAAAGGGCGCGTTGTATTGCTCAGTTACAATGACTACAAAGATACATTGGGCGCCTTATTGAATATATCATCAATAATATTTGCCATTATTGGCGCCTGGATTGCAATTGTTTACCCAAGAGCAATGGCACGTATTATAAATAAAAAGAACTCTCCTCATAATAACCAATCCGAGAGTAACGCATCTCATAGAGATGCAAACTATCTGAGCGAACTCGTAGAGATAGTAATGGTGTCAGCATTAGTATTAATGGCTGTTCTATTAATACAATTTTTCGCTCCCATACTCAAAGGTTTAATAGTCAACACCTATATACCATTTGTTAAATACTTTAATTTTGGCTGTATTAGCTTCCTTACAATTGCACAGTTTACTGCGATATTCCGTGTAATACTCGTTAATTATTTCTTCTTAAACGAGCTGAGAGGGAAAAATGCCAAAGATAAAATTGACGAGCTACATCGATAAAATATGGCCTGGCATGACTCCAGGCCTAACTCAATCACTACTTATGTGCGAAGTAATGGTAAATTATCTCTATAACCCTCTAAGTGCTCCAGTAACGTATCAAGTTGCTCAGTATTTGTGACGATACGTTCTCCGGAAAGGGTATGAACTATAAAACCGTGTGGTTCATCCCAAAAAAATGCCTCTTCCACCAAAGCACGCCGATAGTCTTCTATCGACATAGTTTCGATACTTTGCGTACCGAACTTCTGATGGTGCTCCTTCCATTCCGTTTCAGTTATAGGCATATCCATGGCTCCACGTATAAAATTTAAAAATATGCATTTAAGTGTTCACCCCTTCACCTTTGCGAATTTACACAATAAATTCATATTGTTAAGCGGTGTACACTTTACTTTTAAGTATTCACTAGTGTTCACCCTCCACTTCACCCTTTTGGCCAAAAGACAATCAAAGGTGAACAGGTGAATACCTGGTGAATACTTTATAAATAAGTGTTCACCTCTTAACACGATGTAATACCTGAACTTTTTTACATGGTGAATACTGGTGAACACTTTATTTATAACTTTACTCTACCCCGCTATTTTCAGAAGTGCCTGAACAGGATGGCATCCAGTCGTCTGAGTCGCCGTGTAGCGTAACGTTTGACCTAATACCGTGCTTAGTCTTTCTCTTCTGATACGCCTTGCCATACTCAGCCATTGCACCTGGCATATCGGTTCCGAATCGCATCAGCGATACGGGCTTGTTGAGACCATTGGCACGCATGTATGCAAGGTAGGCGTGATACAGATACTTCCGTGGGCTAAAGGGCACTATCTCAGCATTGCCGATAAACATCCCATCGCAAGCCACCGACGCCAGCAGGTATCCGCAGAAGTCCACCAGCGAATCACCTTCACGTTTAATTGCCAGAGCCTCTTCGGATTTCTGCTGTTCATACAATAGCCGTCTTGCTTCGTCCTGATCTGCAAAACGTGTAAGCAGATGGCGGATAACTACAGCCAGCTCCCCCTCTATTTTCTCTGCGAGCATCGAGTCTCGTTCGTTTTCCGGTACAACCTCCGAGAAGTTGAATATCACGCGCCGCCGCGAAATGCCCCCGCTACGATCGCTGAATGTCATAGCATTATTGTTGACCGCCAGCACCACCGCCGGAATACGGGTTGAATATGGCGCTTTATGCTTAGGATCGATAGACACCTTGTCACCACCAGTGATGGCTTTAATACCAGCACCATCGCCAGCGTACCGGGTCATATCCGGCATGATGATCAGCGAGTAACCCACCACCAGCGCCCTATCTCTTGCATCCTCCAACGCCTTCATACTGGCTGAAACCGTATTAGCCTTGCCAGCCAGCATGGTGCAGATTTCAGCCATCACACTTTTACCGCTACCTCCGGGCCCTGTTACCTCCAGAAATAATTGCCAGTCGTATCTGTTTGCCAGCACCATAAACAACGCCGCCAGCACACGATCTGTCTTACGGTCATTACTGGCTACGGAACGACGGAGCCACTTCCAGAAATTAGGAGCATGGCTGGCCAACGTTTCCCCTTCGGCTGGTGGACTGAATGGTAATTCACTGGCGATCAGTAACCAGTCTGTTTTGCTATGCTGTCTGAATTGCCCCGTCCGGGTATCAAATACCCCGTTACTAAAGCCAATCAGATTTCGAGCTGTCACACCCATAACTGGCAGGCTTAGTTTCATAGTTTCTACTGCCGATTTGACGGCGTTCTGTGAATAGGCCACTTCAGCATCAATGTAAATCTGTGCCATTTCGCGCTGCAGCTCTTTATCCGGCAAAGGGGTCCACACCACACCGTTGTAGTGGTGTACGGTGTCAGAGTCGGCATGAATTGCCAGATCGCCATCATAATGAGCCAGCAACACTTCACCTCGTTGGCTTGCTCCCATCTGATTCAATGCCGGTGCCACACCGCTATTGGCTGGTTCACGTTTTATGATCGGGAGATCAACAACCACATTATCCGCCCTGATTCTCTCCAGATAATCATGCCAGTCCTCTGGTTGTCGGTCGGGGATCCCCTTATACAGTTTTGCATCCTGCACTCCCGCCCGGGCCAGTTTCTCACCAATAGCATTAATCATTATTGGCTCAATGTTTCCGGCCAGATAAACACGCGCACTACGGCGACCATTATCGATGATTTGCAGGTGATCCAGTTCCGCCAGTTGTTTTGGTCCAAGATAGATAGGAGGCGTAGTGTCTTCAGCAATTTTTTTACCCAACCCCTCTTCCCATCCCTTTGCATGAGCGTAGGCATCAGTCCCAGCAAAAATAATCGCTTCCGTAAATTTTTCCTTTGGCAGAAATTTTAAGTTCGGTGCACGTTTCATTTGCCCGCTCTCTTAGCAGCAATTAAAGCACGCAGGTTATGAATTTTTTCTGCTGTGTTATTCGACTCACACCATTCGCTGAACGTCTGGCGTTTCACCGGCCAGAACTCCCTTCTAAATCTTTCGACCGGGAAAACGCACTCTCCGGAATACCCCTCCCTGATATATGTAATCCGGTTATCAGCGACAATTTTCACCGTTACACGCTCGCCCCTGTTATCTCGGAAAATATCTCCAGGGAAGATTTCAGACCGAGCCTGGCCACCAGCAGTCAAGCTGTTAATTTTCTTTTTCATGGCATTAGTCCTTTTTGACTGGCGTTACGCGATAACCGGCGCGTTCAAGGATGTGATCAAAGAGTGATGGCGTGCCTATAATTTCATCCTGCCGTAATACCGTATCTCCTTTCACTAAGCCGTTTTCAACGTAAAGCAAAATACGACCGGAAAAACTTGGAGAGACATGTAGTGAGATATTCAGCATCGGGGTTTGACTATCCATGATGAACCCCCATTGCATTCAATTCATAAACACCGGCGGCGTGCAGGAACAGAGAGGATTCGGAGCGAATCTTCGCGGCAAAGGTTAGATCCCATCGGGAGTAGCATTCGCGGGCTTCTTCTTCGGTGTCGGCTGCAACGCGGATAACCACAGGTGTACAGGTCTGTCCCTTCGGCGTTCCAAGGAAAAGCCAAGTGAATCTATTCAGGTTGTGCCAATCCCGCCCTTGCGGATGTGTGATATGATTTTTCATAGCTTCCTCGATACGTTAACTATCGGTGGAGGTCAGACGCCCTGGCACTGTTCCCGCAGTTCGGGGCGTTGTTTTTTGCATGTTCGTCGTGATAACGTACGTACATAACAAAATCCATGCTATAAGGTTACGTACGTACATGTCAACTATCAAACGAGACAAAACACCAAAAGGCGAAGGCCTTTCACCAACTTTCCAAATCAGAATTACTCCAGAATTACGACAGCAGCTTAATGATGCAGCAGAACGTGAGGGTGTTAGTCTCGGTAATTGGTTGAAAGAACTGGCCCGCGAGGAATTGCGCCGACAGGGCATTGAGCCAAAAGGCTGATTTTGACCACCAGCCGTAAGCCTAGTAATCTGTCTCTGATTTATTTTCGTTTGATTACGCTGGCGGCCCTGCATGGCCGCCTTTGTTTTATATGCCATATCCAGCCCCTTAAACCGTCTGCGTTCTGCGGGTGGAATCTAGATAAGCATCCAGATCAGACTTGAAGTAAATGACCTTCCGACCGACCTTGTGAAAGGGAATTTTTACCTTGCCAGTATGCGCCCAATTCGCCAACGTCTGGGGATTCACACCAAGATGAGCTGCAGCCTCATTACGAGTGAGTCTTTTAGAAAAATTTGATTCAACCAAATGCATAAGTAGCTCCGTGTAGTATTGGTTAACAACGAAGCCAATCTAAGATATTGATTTTAAGTCAATAAGGTGAGAAGTAACTATTCGGGCCGACGAGCAGGTATTGGGGAGGGGAAGTTACTACACCCCCCCCTGCTGTTTTCTGATCCTGCTCTACTTATAGGGGGTCGGAACGACCAATTCAGACATTATGTATTTCTTTGGCTTAGGCGGTAATAACTTTTCTTTTTTTATCCAGCTATCCACCGTTCCTTCATCAACTCGACCCTCATAACGATTCATCAACTTTGCGATCATTTTCTTTTTAGATAAAGCAGGGTTTTTCTCCCAAGTGGCTTTGATAATTGCCACAATTTCATCATGCAGATGATGTCGGTGTCCTGATGCTGCGTCACTTCTATTTTTTTTCACCGCACCGTCAATAATTTGATTCATATAAACATCTGATAACGTCACACATCGCCCGACTCTTTCTGCCAAAGCGCCTAACTCCTTGGCTAGATCTGTATATCCAAGAACTGTTAGTACGTTCACAGCTTTAACCAACACATTTTCATCATCCGATAACGGCCTGTTTTTCTCTACAAGTTGCATTTCGGTGAGGCTATTCGCTATCCATTTTTTTTCTTTAATAGTTTTCCCAGTTATTTCTTTTTCAATACGATTCACATGCTCATCAGCTTTTTCCGAAGAGTAACTTTTTACCAATTGCTGAAAGGCATACATTCTTGCCACATGCTCGGCATCAACTCGTTTTAAGTAACTCATTTCTTAACCTGCATATGATTTTGGCTTAGTATTTCAAAAAGCATCTTGCGCTTATCTTCATCAGCCAAATTGCCTAACGCAGACAATAACTGTGCATCAATGGCTTTCTGGCTTTCGACAAGCCCAGCATATTCTAGGATGGCCCGTTCAATTCGGGTAGCTGGCTCAAGCAGTTCGTCAGCACCGAAATGAAGGTAACCTTGCGTAACATCTGCGCTCCGCATCGTTCGGTGGTTCATCAGTCTTTTGAGAATGTAACTACCAACGCCCACCAGCTCAGCAACGGTACCGAATGTACGGCGGGCATCATGCCATTTGAATGGGATTGGTTGGAGCATATCAGGATTGGGAGCTGGGACGGTGGCGGCACTGATTCGATCAATTACATGCCGATATTCTTTAATGATTCCTTTAACTCCAGAAAACACTAAAGCCTCATTTCCGTTTTTCATTTTCAGTCTGCGCCGGAACAGATTCAGCAGAGTTTCAGTGATAGGCAGCTCGAGCGGATCGCCGTTCTTGGTGGTATCTATCCAGAAATAACGACCGCCAATATTGACCCGATTCCAGGTTAGTTCGAATATTTCAGATTTACGCAGCCCGGTGAACATCGACATTTCTACAGCGTCACATATTGCAGCAGCTACATAGTCTCGTTCTTCTTCGGCCTTATCACGAACTACAGCGACGGCATTTAACCAACGAGCAAAGTCATGGGTGCGGATGCGCTCCGTCTTTCTGATCGTGCCATGCCACTGACGCTTTGTACTCAGCACCAGTGTTGGCGGGTCAGGTAACAGTGTTCTCCCTTCTTCATCACGATAATGATCATGAGCGAAACGATAAACGGCGCGTAGAGCTCTGGCCCACAGGTCAGCTTGGGCTTTGCTACCGCTTCCTACCCCAGCCCGAAGGGTTTCTTTATCAGCGCCAAACCAGACTGAACCATCAGTTACTGCTTTGTGACGGTGCTCAACACGTTCACGCGAAATAGTAGCGAGGGACTGTTTCATCCAGTCGCCGGAGTAATTTTGTAAGATAGCGCGATATTGCTTTTCGGTTGTGGATTTAAGGCGGTGACCACGGTTCTTAATATAGGCATCCAGCGCATCGGCAAGCGTGACAGATGCCTTCTCATTAACACGCTTTTCCACATTAGGATTTCTTCCGGTGGTCGCTACGCCGCCCAGCATTTCGAGTGCCTTTGCCCTAGCATTATCAATAGTAAGATCCGGAAAACGGCCCAGCGTGGCGCGGATGAATTTTCCATTTCTCTTACGAGAGATACAGAAGCTTTTCACACCACTAGTGCCAATACGGATACGTAGGCCATTAACAATAGTATCGCCGTACTCAACCTGGCCTCGTTCGGCCGGCGGCAAGCTTTCGAGCTTAACTTTCGTAAATTTGAATGTTTCCACAAACACTCCACACCAAGCGATTGAGGCATCCTGCATATCGCTTGTTTTGCTCTAGGATACCTATAGGATACCGTAAAAGAGTATTTTAGAGTATTTCTGGTTATTTATACAGTACTTTTATTTTATCTAAATTATTGAAAATTATATATAAGTACTTTTAGGTAAGAAGTTGCATTATAACTCATAATCGCTTGGTCGTTGGTTCAAACCCAACAGGGGCCACCAAATTTTAGATTTAAAATCATATAATTAAGCCACTCGAAAGAGTGGCTTTTTTGTTCCTGAATTTTAAAATGGCACCACAAACCGCTGAGCAGCGCGCATGGCTTAGCGTGTTGTCGCTATCCCATTAAGAGGATAAAAAGTCCGTTATAACGCAGGGAAAATTTGCGCTTACGCTAAAACAGATAGCATTCTGCCTTAGCAAAATATTGCTCAGAGCATCTCGGGCAGCCCATAACCGCCGCACTCCTGTTGACTTCTGTCTAACTACGCAACGTAGTCTTAAAATATCTTTCATTCCTGCAATGCTGGAATTCATACTACTCACGATAAATGTAACAACACAGGTCAATTTCCGAAAAATAACCATAGCCTGCGCCAGCTGATCGAAATCAACGCGTTCCTCCCCCCGCTCTTATATATAACCCGCTGACTTACAAAAAGGATGAAATGATGAAAATACGGGATATATCAATCAGTACCTGTCTGGCACTGTTATTAATGGGTTGCGTAGCTAAACCACCCATGGCGACGGAAAATGAAATGAAAGAGGCCGCCGCGTTTGCTTTTAATGTCGATGCTTCGCAGGTGACAATTTCCGATGCGAGGCAGCAGGATGTGAAAACCAACTTTGTGGCCACTATCGGCAAAACCAGCCATCGCTGCTATGTGACGAAAGCCGCCGAGCCGAAACTTTACGGGCTGATCCCACTGGGCGGCGGTAGCACCGTCTCAGATGCCATCTGCGCCGGCGCCAACCCGACGCTAGCGAGCAAAACCTGCGACGCCCTGTCGCAGAAAGCGGGCCGCTGCTGA